CTATCTGCGATGTATTGGAATACAAGAACGTTTCCGGCATTGGTCGCTCCAGGTGTTGGATAGATCAGCAACTCGTTATTGCTGACTCCACGGATCTGAAATCGCTGATAAATTGTAGTAGTAAGACCGAAGCCAATCGCCTCGGCGTACTCCTGCTGGGTCATAGGACCAAGCACTTTCCACCGAGTCGACTGATTCCAAAAAGTCTCGTACTGATAGTAACTAAAGGCTGCTGGAAGCTGATAAGTAGCTTGGCCAGAAGCCAGTGTGATAGTGCTTGAGGCGTAGCACTTGGACCAAGGATACGCCTCAAAAATATCACGATTAATGCGTTGGGTAATAGCCAACAATTGTTTCGTGGTAACCTCTGTCGAGCCAATTACAGCCGATTCTACGGTGTAACCACACTCAGCAGCTACGTTTGAAACAATCGTTGCTAAACTCATACCTTCCTTGGTCGTCCCCTACGCCGTTCAATTAACTCTTTTGCTAGGTCAGAGAGTGGCTCAGAACTAGTAGGTTCTACTAGCTCTGGAGATTCTTGGATCACCTCCTTTCGCATTGGTCGTAAGTCAGTTCCCTCGCTTGCTTCAACGCGCTGAATGAGAAGTTCAAGTTGCTCCTCGAGCTTCTTGCGACTTTCTCTTTCTTTCTCCAATTGCGCTTGAAGAGCCACGAGCTGAGTCTGAGTCCCGCCAGCGGAATCAATCCACTCTTTAGCGAGCTTGCAGAATTTGCCAAGAGGACCAAGCTTTCGCTTTGTCTCGTCGTCGGCATCTGCCAGTTGCTCAACTGTCTTAAACCCAAGGTATGCGAGCTCTTTCATTGCTGAACCGTTCATAAGGGTCCAGGTTGAAAGAGGGGTTCCGCTTTCTACTGGCTCGTTGCCAGCCATAAAAGCAGCGTACTTTTCTGGGTATTCAACAATATCCTGCTGTTCAATTTTTCGGACAGTGACATCATGTCCTGGGAATTGAATAGAGATCGACGGGGTTTCGTCGTAAATCTCTCTTCCCGCCTCAAGTGTCTTCTGACGATTGAGGTTATAGGCATTAAAGAAATTTACATTGGCTCCGTGGTAGCGCTTTTTTGCTTGGGAAGTGCCATTCATGATGGACTGCCAATCAACTTGTGCCATAGGTTCTCCATTAAATAGGCAATATTACCTGTATATTTAATAGCATGATTGATAAATTTTGACTAAACATACTATTTAAGAACTATGGCGGCTCTACTGCTATATTATTAGAATCGGCAGATGCACTTCCTGCGTCATTTGTTGCTGTAACAACACATATAAAATCGATAGCAAGTACATCAGATGGTGTAAGAACATACGCAGAACTCGTTGCTCCTGATATTGGAGAGCCGTTCTTTTCCCATTGGTAGGCATAAGTAATACTGCCAGCATCACTAGACCATGTGCCAGTAGTGCAACTTACAGTACTATCAGCAGTAAAAGTACCACTTGCTTCTGGAGCTACTGTATTGATAGGAGGACTGCCTCCTACTGGCTTCGGTGAAACCAGCGATTGAACAGATACTCCTACACCTACTCCTATAAACATAACTTAATAGAACGCTACAATGTTTGTTGCAGTAGTTGCTGCCATTACTTGCTTGGCAAAGATAGGAAGCAGCGTTCCCGCAGGAACAGTCAAAGAAACTGCCGAAGTGTCATTGCACGCTATTACGCTTACGCTTCCAGCTCCACCAACCCACAACGCTCTAACGCCAGTAAGAACTGTTGTATTGGATGGGGTTACTGCTGTTAATTTAAGAGCTGGAAAGAGTGCTCCAGGATTAGAAGGGGTAAAATCTGGCATAAATCACCTTAAAAATGTGGGGGGATTGCTCCCCCCGTTGTTTACGAAGCCTTGGTGAACTTCAAGTAAAAGTATGAAGTGCCGTTTGATACCACTACAAAGCAGTTAGTATCAGCATCAGCATCTTTCACAACACCAACGAATCCACTTCCTACGGAAGCAGGAGTTCCGAACGATGTCGTAAGCTCTGCAGCAGTAGGGGTAGTGTCGTTTACGTTATTGATAGCTTGCTTAGTGCGAACTCCAGCGGCGGTAGCATTAACTACTGACGTATTCACGCCATCCGTTACTGCTGCTGCGAGCTCTCCAGGCATTCCAAGACCCATAAGGGTTACTGAACTGGCCATAAATCCTCCTAAAAAGGGGGGTTGTTACACCCCCCTTAATTCTTAGTTCACCTTGGTGTGAGCTAAAGAGCCAAGCTCTACAGCAGCAGCCGGTGTAGTAGATGCCAATCCAACAACGTAAGCAATCTTAGTTGTTGAAGTATCATCAGCTACGCCAGCAGTTGAAGTTGTATTAAGGTTAGCCTTAGCAACATAGCCTGCGGCCACTTTGCCTCGGATTCCTGAACCAACTCCACCGCCGTTAAGTCCACCAACCCATACCCAACCGTACTCATTGTCAGCGAAAGCTACTTGAGCTACGCCAACAAGAAGTCCCTGCGAGCCAGCGTTCGTAGTGGTGAGCATGGCAGCTTGGCCGTCTTGCTCAATCTTTACCCACGCGTACTGGTCGATAGCACCGTCAGCCTGAACAAACACAAACTCACCTTCTGTAGAGCTTCCAACGGCACGAAGTTTAGCTGGAAGAGCAAGGGTGTTTGTGGTTGTAAAGGTGGTCTTGTAATTTACTCCAAATGATCCACTCTGTGACATATTCTGTTTCTCCTATTCTTTAAGCGTAAATAACAGCCTGAAGTGCAGGAGCAGCGCAGCAGAGATTTCCTTCCACGATGATCACAGTGAAAGCAGCATCCTGGTCAACAGGACGAGCCATCTCTGGAGCAAGTGGTTTGAAATCAGCGCCACGAACCATGTCGAATGTCCAATACTTAGTATTGAGAAGTCGGCATGAGTTAGACTCAAGCACTGAAGAACCGAATCCACCGTCGAATACGAAATCGCATCCGTCGTAGCTAAGCACACGGAATCCAGCCACAGCCTTCTTCGCAGGAAGCTGAATACGCTGAATAGCAGTGAGCGAGCTGTGGAGGAACTTCCAAGCTGTACGATCCATCAGACCAAGGTCTGGCTGCTCGTTACCACGAGTGATCTGGCTGATAGCGTCAGTGATCTGCTCTTGCACGTTTGATGCAGAGAGAGTGACGTTAATAGCGAGATTTCGTGCCCACGAGTTGCTGCCGCGGTCGATGCTTCCATAGGTACCAGCCGAAGGAGAGGTCGAAACCGCCTTCTTAATACCGTCGAACTCAAGACCAGAAGAACCAGTTCCATCTCCACGAAGGGAGGTAGACACGGTGTTCTTAAGACGGCTAATAGCCGCTTCCATCTTTTGCTCAACGATGTCGATGAGCTGAGCTTGGCCAGTGTTTGCACGGCGATTACGTCCGTCGATTGCTACAGGTTCATAAACCTGCTTGATCGCAAAACGGAATGCAGTGAAATCGTCAATAGCATCCAGGTTAAACGCGCTGTAACCGGAGTAGAAACCTCCAACTGCAGCATCGTTGTAAAGAACTGGCTTACGAATCTCGTATCCACCGGAAAAGCGTCGGATCTTTCCTTGCTCATCGAGGGATGCAAGAAGGGGGTTGTGATGCAAGATTTGATCGGCGATAGCATCGCTTTGATCAAACAGGGTTGCTACCACTGCTTCTTCTAAATTAGGCATTGTGAATTATCCTTTATGTTTAGTCTAAGGATAACCCACTGGCGCAATCTCTATTCGTTGAGTCGACGTAGTAGGTTATCCCGCAAGTTTTTAGCTTGTATCGTGGGAGTCCCGCTACCAGGGGAGCCAGATATAGAGCGCGATGCAGTTTTAGCTTTCGCTACCGCTGCCTGTTGTTCTTTTATCCCCGTCTTAGCACTCATTGTCCGAGCAATGGTGGAGTAAGTCGGATTGCCATTTATAACGTAATTATAGGCCGTTTCCAGGATCTCTTCGGGAGAGCTGTATCTGCCAGTTGACGTCAAAGCAACGACTACAGGGGTCATATCTGCCTCTAACTGCGAGGCGGTCTCAGGATCCCTGAAGACAGGCTTGTTGCTCTTAAAGGATTCTACCGCACGTTGATTGTAATACTCAACGGCTTTTTGTTGCTGCTCGTTCTGAACGGCTTGGAACTTCTCCTCAGCAATGCGCTCAGCATCCTGGCGGGTCAGATATTCGGCTGGAGCTTGCTGCTCTGGCTGATGCTGGCCGTAGTTAACCAGGTCGTTAATATTTACCCCATAGGAGCTCAGCCATTCAACAGCCGTATTTACGGGGTCTTCCCGCATAGCTCGGTCCCAGGTAATAGACCTTCGCGCTACGTCGGTAAGGGATTTGCCATCGCGAGCGTAGAACTCCTCGTGCTCCTTAATAACGCTATTTAAGCTTTCGGTTTGGTTCTTGAGGATCTCAAACTCCTGCATTTTACGCTGATAGTCCGAGCGGGTCTCGTAAGCTCTGCGGTTAAGGTACTGCTGCAGAATATGAGCGTTATGAGGGGTAGGGTTTAGGTACGCCTCTTTCTCATAGCGGTTCATGTCAGCAGGAGGAAGAAGCGGCGTTACTGGCTCGGCTGGCTGAGCAGTGGTTACGTTTTCTTCCTGAGTAGGTTCGGTGGTCTCAGCAGGAGAGGCGGTCTCTTCTTCTACGCCACCAAGGTTGTTAAGTTGTTGTTCAAGAGCGCTTCGAATGCTTCGATGTTCTGGTTCTACACGATCTGGTACAAGTTGCGTACTTTGAGATACTTCCGCTACTTCAATCTCATTATCTTCCATTGTTCATCCTTTCAATTATTTGACGTTTTAAGTGGTTAGCGGCTTCTCTACTAGACCGAGATGTTTCCCTGTCTGGGGTATATCCACGGTCGTAGGAATCACCAACCTCTACTGCTCCTGCAGCGCGATACGCTGCTCGTAACTTACTTTTGCTTGTATAAATCTCTTTTGGATTAAGAGGATTCCGTGTTGGCTCCATTTCGTCCTGGATAAAAAGATCTCGAGCTTGGCGCTCTCTGTAAACCTCTTCAACTGGAACAACCTTCTTTTGCTTATGACAGTACTGGAACAATTTATATTTGCTCATAAATCCAATTTAGTCAGCCACATCAATGCTTTTAGACGTTTAATCCGATTGTCTCTTTTTTGCTTAAACTCAAGGTATGCTTTTTCAGCTATTTCAGCTTCATAAGCTGCCTTGCGTTCTTCTTCCATAGCCGCTTGTTGCGCTATATTATATCTTTCTAAAACTTTTAGTTGAAGACTCTTGGCTTCTTCTAATTGTTTACGTCGTTCCTCTAGCCTAGCATTAATCGCTACCTTATGCTGTTCTAATGTCGCTTTGAGCTCAAGAGCTTTAACTTCAATTTCCTGCCTTAAGGTTTCTAGTTGCGCTCTCTTTAGCTCCTTTTGACGTTCAATTTCAGCTAAAACAGCAGCCGTGACCTCTACTGATTCCGTTGGAATCTCTATGGCGTCCAGCTCTTCCTCGGTCGTAACGCCATTAATCTTATCAAAAACTAACTTTTTCCAATCAACTAGCTTTTTAACTTCTTCTTCACGCTTCTTGGTCTTTTGCCTAGCCTTTAATAGCTGTGCGGCAATGTTTTCTTCTTCCTGATTTGTAAGGACGTTTTTGCGTTTGAGTCCTCTATCAAGGATATCTGAAGTATCGAGGTTAGCTGAAACAAGGTTAATAGTAGGAAGGAATACTTGTGCAGTTGATTCAACACGATTAAGTACTACGACTTGTGGATTAAGATTAAGTAACGGTTGTCTAATCCGAAGCATTTAGACTCCTTAGATTAGAGGTGGCCGATTGATATATGGATGATTGGAGGCTAAGAGAGTTTGGATACCCCACTTCCACGCAAGATACCCTTCCACAAGCTGACTTTCAGCAAACGAAATATTTGTGGTGAGTATAATTTCACCCATCCACGAGTTAAATGTTGAAGTATTCGATGTGCCGACGTCCGAACCAATTCTAATGCCAGTAGTGCTCAATACTCCAGTTTGTCCTCCAAGACTAACAATTGTACCTCCATTCGCAGATATTGAAGAAGTGTCTGCCGCCACTCCCGCTGTGCCGAATCTTCCTGACAA